ACAAAGTGTTGGATTTGCTCCTTGGGCTATGGTGATTGATAAAGACAATCCAGAACTTATTGTTTCTAGAAATCATATTGTCTATATCGCAGAAGTTGATTCTGGAGTTAAGAAAAAATATAATGAGATTTATGGAAGTAAACTCATTACTCCAGACGAGAAGAAATTGTTTTTGTGAAGATGAAAAATAAACAACATCAAATAAAAGCGAAGTGGTATTACATTTTTTGGGGTGCCATGGCAGTCGCTGTTGTAGGTGGACAGATTTATGTTGGGTCTGGATATCGTGAAATGGCGGAAGCGACTAAAACTACTCAAATATCTGTGAGGTGTATTGTAGAATGAAAAATAAGAAACCACTTTACGCGATTGATACTCCTTTACATTTACGTCCAGAAAAAAGAACACGTAGGGGTAATTATAAGTTAGATCAAAAATATCTGTATGGATCAACTGATTATAAAAATGGATTTAATGATTATCACCCATTAAAATATAGTGCAAAAGATGGGCAAGATTTTTATAAAAGTGATGAGTGGATACAAACCAGAAATAAATTTAAAAAAGGTAAAGAATTAAAATGTTGTAAATGTGGAAGTGAGGAACGTAAGTAGATTTTGGCAATATCGACATTTAGAATATAATTTGCAATTATTATGCCATTCTTGCAATAAGAAAAAACTGAATCATACTGATTACAATCTACTTCGTGAAATACAACATAAAATTAAGATGGATGAACTGCGTAAATTATGGTAGTTTTAAAATAACTCCTCTACTAAATAGAAGTGGAGTAATTAAAAGTTATGTCTAAAGGAACTATTTACGAGCATAGAGAACCAACAGAAACAGAACTTGCTTGGGTTACTGGTATATGGGAGGGCGAGGGGTCTTGGTCCTACAAAAAAGGTAGAACAAGAACTTTTCCCAACGGAAAAATTTATACAGAAAAAGATTACCTTATCATGAAGATGTCTATGACCGACCAAGATATTATGGAGAGAGTTGCTGTTATAATGGATGGTAGAAAAATCACTTGGAGTGATGGCGGTCCAGTTCATAAGGCAGCAGGACAAAAACCTTGCTACCATATTAGTCTTCAGGGTGAAGCCGCAAAAAGATGGACTGAATTGATGAAACCTTATCTTGGAAATAGACGCCGAGAAAAGTATGAAATGATTATGGAGAAATTGAATGTCAATTAGTCAAAAACAATTGAAAACTTGTTTAAGGTATCCTGGCGGTAAGTCCCGTGCTTGCACTAAAATAGATCGCTACTTCCCAGATCTTCGTAACTATGATGAGTTCCGCGAACCATTTCTTGGTGGAGGAAGTGTTGCGATTTATATCACAAAGAAGTATCCAAATATAGATATTTGGGTAAATGATTTATATGAACCTTTGGTAAACTTCTGGCAGCAACTCCAGATGTTTGGTACTGATCTTTCAAATGCACTTGCAAGTCTTAAAAGCACTTGCAATACTCCAGACAAAGCAAGGCAACTTTTCTTAGTTTCTAAGGAGAAGATCAATGACCAAGATATGCCTAGTCTTGATCGTGCTGTGGCTTTCTATGTTGTCAATAAGTGTTCTTTCAGTGGTCTCACAGAGAGCTCATCATTTTCAGAGCAAGCATCTAATTCCAACTTCTCTATGCGCGGGATCGAAAAACTGCCTGCGTATTCTTCGTTGATTGAAAAATGGCGTATAACTAATTACTCATACGGTTATCTCATGGATGGAAACAAAGGTGCTTTTATGTATCTCGATCCTCCTTATGACATTAAGGATAATCTCTATGGGCACAAAGGATCAATGCACAAAGGATTTGATCACGATAAGTTTGCTGCTGATTGCGATACTAATAATATGGATCAATTGGTAAGTTATAACTCTGATCAACTTGTAAAGGATCGATTTAAGAATTGGAATGCTGCCGAGTTTGACCTGACTTATACAATGCGTTCGGTTGGTGAATATATGCGAGAGCAAAAACAACGTAAAGAATTGCTGCTATTTAATTATGGAATTGAAGGATTGGTTGAACTCAATTAATTTTACAAAAGAAGATTTATCAGAAGATATTACTTCATATCCTCCTTATATCGTCAACAAATGTTTGTCGGGACATATTGATTGTGTACTGTACGCAAATGAAATGAATATGCATCACCAGTTGGATAAAGATATGCAATATTCGTTTTATCTAAATAGTCTTAGGAAACGGAAGAGATTTTCTCCCTGGATCCGAAAGGATAAGGTTACAGACTTAGAATGTGTTAAACAATACTATAGATATAGTAATGAAAAGGCATCTCAAGCACTGAAAATCTTAACGAAAGAACAACTTACTTTCATTAAACAACGACTTGATATTGGAGGAAAAAAATGACTACTACGGTAGAACCTACTGTTGAATGGTCACAGGACCAAATGGTAGAGGTGATTCTTAATGAACCTGATGATTTTCTGAAAGTTCGTGAAACCCTGACCCGTATCGGAGTTGCATCACGTAAGGAGAAAAAACTCTATCAATCTTGCCACATTCTTCATAAGCAAGGTAGATATTTTATTGTTCATTTTAAGGAACTGTTTGCCCTTGATGGCAAACATGCTAACCTAACCGTGAATGATGTTCAGAGACGTAATCGTATTGTTCGTCTTCTTGCTGATTGGGGACTAATCACAGTTGTAAAACCAGACAGTGTAAACGATATTGCACCTCTGAATCAAATCAAAGTTCTTGCGTATAAGGACAAGGGTGATTGGATTTTAGAGCAGAAGTATAATATCGGCAAAAAAGGAAAGACTGCTGATGTAGAATAAATAGTAGTGTGCCATTCGTGCGGCACTCTACAAAAGTCGGAACACCCTAAAGAGAAGTTCGGTTTTTACCTTGCTTCTCTTTTTGCTTTATGGTTAAATAATAATGGATGCCTTCGGGATCCACACAAAACAAACTCGCTTTAAAAAGGAGCTACTATAATGACTAACCTAATGCGTTATACTTCTGCGGATCTTCCCGCTCTTATGGACAGAATTACTCGCAATAGTATTGGAATGGATGAATATTTTGATCGCCTATTCAATCTCCATGAAACAACGTCTAATTATCCTCCATACAATCTTGTCCAAATCAGTAATACAGAATCAAGATTAGAACTTGCACTTGCTGGATTTAAGAAAAAAGAAGTTTTTGTTTATACGCAAGATGGAAAACTTTTTGTTGAAGGGCAAAAGGAGGATAAGGAATCGGAGTCCAACTACGTTCATAAAGGTTTGGCCCAACGAAGCTTTAAAAGAGCATGGACGCTTTCTGATGATACTGAAGTTACGTCAGTTGATTTTGAGGATGGACTTTTAACAGTTACTCTTGGAAGGATTGTTCCTGAACATCATAAGCGAAAAGACTATCTCTAAATAAAAATAAAAAATGAAATCTTTCGATGAGTTCAAAACAATTGCATATAAGAATTCTATTCCTCACACGGTTTATTCTGGGGGAAAGCAAAAAAACATTCCAAAGGGAAAAGCAGTTCCTGTAAGAAGTCGATCAAGTTCTGGTGGTAATGGGGATGGTGGAGAATAAATAGTAATTGAATATCGTCGGCGTGAGGAGCACCTGGCAAAATCCAGGTTGACTCCTCCTTTTTTTCTTGTTAAAATGTTAGGAGGTATTGAAAGATTATGACTGTAAAACTTGCGATATTAAAATCTGGAGAAGATGTAATTGCAGATATACAAGAGATGGTTGTTGGTTCTGAAGAGAACCAAAAGGTGATAGGGTATATCTTTAATAGACCTTGTGTGGTAAAACTTCTTAATTCAAACAAATCATCATTTGATAAAGAAAATAAATCTTTTGAAATCAATATTTTTCCTTGGTGTCCTTTGTCTAAGGATACTAGGATTCCAGTTATTGTTGATTGGGTTGTAACTTTAGTTGAACCCGCAGATAAACTAAAAACAATGTATGAGGATAAGGTACTGAAATATGGAACAGAAGATAACCAAAATATTGTATCTGATGAACAATCAGATTCTGATCAGTCAGATTGAAGAAGTTGGTGCCGATATTGGTGAACCTGATTGTAAACTAACAAAACCATTTGTTATAAAAAATGACCATACTATGGAACCTTTTCTTCGTGGTTATACAAAGCAACCCAGTTTTATGATGAGTTCGGATAAGATTCTTACTCTTGCAGATCCAACTTCATTACTTCTTGAGAAATACGAGGACCTTATTAAAGAATGAGATTTTATACTAATGTTCAATTGATTGGAAATCAATTTTTGGTTCGTGGTGTAGAAAATGATAAAAGATTTGAGACTAGAGATGAGTTCTTTCCAACTCTCTTTGTCAAAACTAAAAAAGATTCCAAATATAGGACATTGGGTGGAGAATCTGTTGAACCAGTAAAGCCTGGAACTGTTAGAGATTGTCGTGAATTTTATAGTAAGTATGAGGGTGTAGATGGATTTGAGATTTACGGAAATGACCGTTACATCTATCAGTACATCTCAGAGAAATACCCAGAAGATGAAATCAAATTTGATATCAGTAAAATCAAACTTGTAACTCTGGATATTGAGGTTGCTTCGGAAGCAGGATTCCCTGATGTAGAATCTTGCTCGGAAGAAATCTTGGCAATTACAATTCAGGATTATACAACCAAAAAGATTATTACTTGGGGAGTTAAACCATTCAATAATAAACAAAGTAATGTGACTTATCATCACTGCCATAGTGAGTATGAGTTATTGAATCACTTCATCAACTATTGGATGGTTGACGTTCCTGACGTTGTGACTGGGTGGAACATTCAGTTGTATGATATTCCGTATATCTGTAAGAGACTGAATCGTGTTCTTGGTGAGAAACTTATGAAGCGTTTCTCTAATTGGGGTCTTGTAACTGAAGGAGAAGTTTATATCAACGGTCGTAAGCATACAACATTTGATGTTGGTGGATTGACCCAGCTTGATTATCTTGATCTTTATAAGAAGTTCACTTATAAGGCACAGGAATCTTATCGTCTTGACTATATTGCTGAAGTAGAACTTGGTCAGAAGAAACTAGACCACTCTGAGTTTGATACCTTTAAGGATTTCTACACTCAAGGTTGGCAAAAGTTTATTGAGTACAACATCGTTGACGTAGAACTTGTTGACCGTTTGGAAGACAAGATGAAACTCATTGAACTTGCTTTGACGATGGCATATGACGCTAAAGTGAACTATGCCGACGTATTTTATCAGGTGCGAATGTGGGATAATATCATCTACACATATCTGAAGAAACGGAATATTGTAATCCCTCCAAGGAATATGACTCAGAAGAATGAAAAGTATGCTGGTGCTTATGTAAAAGAGCCTATTCCAGGTATGTATGATTGGGTTGTTTCTTTTGACCTCAACTCACTATATCCACACCTAATCATGCAGTACAATATCTCTCCAGAAACTCTACTGGATGAGAGGCATCCAACAGCAACTGTTGATAAGATACTGGGCGGAGAATTAAACTTTGAAATGTATAAGGACTATGCTGTATGTGCTAATGGAGCAATGTTCCGTAAAGATGTTCGCGGATTTCTTCCCGAGTTGATGGAAAAGATCTATAAAGATCGCACCATCTATAAAAAGAAGATGCTTGCCGCCAAACAGGAGTATGAAAAAACAAAGACCAAAGAATTAGAAAAGGATATCGCCCGCTATAATAATATCCAGATGGCGCGTAAGATTCAACTTAACTCTGCCTATGGTGCTATTGGTAATCAGTATTTTAGGTATTATAAGCTTGAAAATGCTGAAGCAATTACTCTTTCTGGTCAAGTTTCTATTCGCTGGATTGAGCATAAGATGAATACCTACTTAAACAAAATCCTCAAGACCGAAAATGTTGACTACGTTATTGCCTCAGATACTGACAGTATCTATCTTAATATGGGTCCTTTGGTGGACGTTGTATTCAAAGGAAGAGAGAAAACTACTGAAAGCATTGTTTCGTTCCTTGATAAGATCTGTCAAGTGGAACTTGAAAAGTATATTGAAGGTTCTTACCAAGAATTGGCTACGTATGTGAATGCCTATGACCAGAAGATGCAAATGAAGCGTGAGAATATCGCTGAACGTGGTATCTGGACTGCTAAGAAGCGTTATATCCTGAACGTCTGGGATAGTGAAGGTGTTCATTACGATGAACCTAAACTTAAGATGATGGGTATTGAGGCAGTTAAATCTTCAACTCCAGCACCTTGTCGTCAAATGATTAAGGATGCTCTTAAGTTGATGATGAGTGGAACCGAAGACAATGTTATTGACTTCATTGATAATGCTCGTAAAAAGTTTAAGACTCTCCCACCAGAACAAATTGCTTTTCCCCGATCAGCATCCGATGTTCAGAAGTATTCATCTTCTTCTGATATTTACATGAAGGGAACTCCCATTCATGTACGTGGAGCACTCCTCTTTAACCATTATATTAAAGAGAATAAACTAACCACAAAATATTCTCTCATCCAGAATGGGGAAAAAATCAAGTTCATCTATTTGAAGAAGCCAAATAGTATTCATGAAAATATTATTTCTTTCATTCAAGAGTTTCCGAAGGAACTCAACCTTGACAAATACATCGATTATGATCTACAATTTGAGAAAGCATTTCTAGAGCCACTCAAGATTATCCTTGATGCGATTGGGTGGAAGGTAGAAAAGACTGTAAACCTTGAATTATTTTTTGCCTAATGATTAAAGTAAAATATCAACTTAAGGAGTATCCAAATACAACACTCTTTAAGTTCTTTAAAACTGAAGAACAAGTGGAGATTTTTAAATCTCAAAATCCACATTATATTTTTGAGTGATTTATGGACTTTCTTAAAGATATTGTAAAAGAGATTGGTGACGATTACACCAAACTAGCATCAGATATTGATGAGACCGAAACTTATGTTGACACAGGTTCATACATTTTTAATGCACTGGTTTCAGGTAGTATATTTGGTGGTGTATCTGGGAATAAGATTACTGCTATTGCTGGAGAGTCTTCTACTGGAAAAACTTTCTTCAGCCTCGCCGTGGTTAAGAATTTTCTTGATACCCATCCCGATGGGTATTGCCTCTATTTTGATACTGAGGCTGCTATTACCAAATCTCTACTAGAATCTCGTGGAATTGATACTTCTCGCTTTGTGGTTGTTAATGTTGTTACTGTTGAAGAATTTCGCACAAAAGCACTGAAAGCAGTTGACTTATATATGAAAAAACCTGAAGATGAACGAAATCCTTGCATGTTTGTACTAGATTCTCTTGGTATGCTTTCTACCAGTAAAGAGATTAATGATGCTTTAAATGAAAAAGAAGTTAGGGATA